CCCTTGGTCTCCAGCTCAAGCTTGCCGGATTTATTGGCGCGGCAACGTCTGCTGGTGAGTTGAGCCATTAAGACCTCGTCATCATGCGGGAGGATCAGTTCATTCTTCTCGATCAGCCGAGCTGTAGAGTACCACATCTCAGCCGATAGATTGGAAAACTTCTCTGGATCTCGCGCACGCGCTCCAAAATTTATCCGGTTTACAGCCCATCCAGCATCTCGCAGAGCGTCTGCCATTGGGCGACCCAGTCCCCCTTCATCACAGTAAATGTTCTCGGGTTCCAGTCCGCTTTTAGTAAACTCCACAACAAAGCGACCAACACTAGCCATGGTGTCTTTGTCAGTCCATGAAACAATCTTCTTGATCTTATTACCTTCGCGAATCGCGATGACGTTCTCGTCATTTCCTCCGGCAAAATCAACTCCAGCAATCATGCGTCCCGCTTCTTGCCGGGGAGGATTGTGCAAACAGTTTTGGTAGCTGTCATAGTTAACAAGCAGTGACTCGTCAGAGGTCTGCATGAACTCACCAAAGATCATTGATCTTACAAGCGGATGATCTTCACCCCATTTATGGATCTGCTGATCAATCCACACTTTTGGTATGTGAGGACAGTCAAAGCTTGTGACGGTGTGCGTCTGGTAAAGGTCAGTGTGTCTGGTGAAAATTTTATGGAACTCCCCGGAGTTACCTCCCGGTGATGACATGACAAGCATGCGGTTGGGTTGGCAACGTTCGATAGCTTGGAAGATACCGTCTTTGACTGACTTCGCTTCATCAACAATGATCAGCAAATTGTCAGAGTGCCAACCCTCGAAACGCCCGGGATCATCCGTTGAAAAACCAACGATGCGTGAGTTGAGATCACGTATTCTCAAGTCGGTCTGGTTAATCTCAATCCCAAGATCCTTGACCTTGTTGGATAGCGTGCGGATCGTTGGCCACATCTGCTCCTTGACTTGACGATAAACGCCCGAGGTGGTCACGCATACTGAGTCGGGAAACATGAGCGCATGCCAGAGTGCCGCTGGTGCCGCGCACATGGCTGTCTTGCCGGAACCGTTTGCAGCCTTAAGCGCAACACGAGATCCCGAAGCATCCAGATCTCCGAGGACACGCTTTTGCCACTTGTATAAATTGAGCCCAAAGACCTCCTCAGCAAACCGGTCCAAGTGAACCAGCGATCTATCAACCGAGGCTTTTTGTTTCTCCGTGAGTCTGACTTCTTTTTTATGTATTGGCATTACAATGATACTCTTTTAAGACCGCGCTCCACTTGATTTAACACGGTCTCAATAGTAGGTGTTTGCTGAAACAAGGGAACCTCGCACATGCGGCGTTGCTTTGATTCGTCATGAACCAAGTCCACCAACCTATCAAGCTTTTCAGAGGTGCTTTCGAAATTCGCAATATTGATGCAAGCGTCCTTGTTCAGATACTTCATGTCGGTGTGTCCGTAATAAATTGGAATCGTCCCCGATGCTTTTGCCTCTACTATTTTCTCGGTGTGGTAACCGGGATAGAGACGGTTTTCAAACGCTAAATTGTATTTGGTTTCAAGCATGGTTAACCATTTTGTTTTGTTTGTGGTTGGTGCCTCGCCGAAAAACATTCCGTGTTTCTCTACAGCAAAACCCATGACCTTAAGTTTATCGGGAAAGCATTCTCTCAACGGTCCATTTGCTGCCCAAAAAGCGGTGAATGTTTTCCTTCTGGCTTGCTTAACCGGAATAACATTATCGAGAAGCTGGGGAGGAATAAGGAACTCCGGGTAATGTCTGTCGACCTCATCAAACCAATTGATCCATGAATAGTAACAAGGAAAATAGGCGTTGACCTCTGAATCCGGATCGTGCGTGAAACTGAAATCAAGCTTAGGGTGCTTTGGACATGGAGATTCAATGGTGTAAAACCATTTCGCGCAATCGAACATTTCCCATGTCATGGCGTTGCCAAAAGCTTTTGTGACCACCAAGTCCGGCGACCTACTGCAAATGGAAACGTTCTCTCTAAGCCGGATTAAACTTTGGAAGAGAATGTTATCGCGGTTGTGCCAATCATAGTTTGTGTCCGTAAAACAAACTTTCATAACCGGAAAGCGGCGAAGTTCCCCACATCTTCATCATGAGCTTCTACCGCAACACAAAATCCACTAAGCTTTAGGTAAGCTTTAAGATCGTCGATGTTGTAGCCATATGTCACCCCGTCAACTTCGCAACTATGGTCAATCATTCCGTGATGATACTCCCCAACAATAGACCTTACCATGCCGAGCATCCTTGACGTGTAGAGTGCGGGATACTCTCCAGACTCAATATCAACCTTCACAATGTCCACCGGGCCGGATTGTGTCAGAACATCATCCAGACCTACTGTCTTAACCTCCAGACCTAGACCACTACCCTCAAAAACTCCACCACCTCCGGTGTTTGTTGTGTCGAAGTCATCGTGGAAGTAGACATTCTTAACGGGACTTCGGGACTTCCATACTGCGAGGTTGTTGATTTTCACGTTCTCATACCCCTCCACGTTCTTTTTCAGCACCTCAAAGTTTTCGCGCCACGCTTCATAGGCGTAAACCATCTTTGCTCCGGACTCTGCTGCGAGGGTAGTGAACCCACCTATGTGCGCCCCAAGGTCAATGATAGTTTTCCCTTCAAAATTATAAACCGGATAGTTCCTAGCCTCCTCCCAGATCCCAGAGTCCCAAGTCCCTTCCCGGAAAACTGGAATATTAATATCCATACGGGTGAACTCCGAAATACTTGTTGATGACATTTTCATATCCCTCGACCATTCTTTCGTAAGTGTATTTGTGTGCGTGGATGGTAGCTGTCTTAGCCTTTGCTCGGATCATCTCTGGACGCTTGTAAAGCTGTCGCATGATTGCAGCGGCGTGATCAACAGATGGTTCACACCACAAACCTTGTCCCTCGTAATAATTTGTTGCCGGGACCAGTGTATAATCCACAAGAAATGAATTGCTCTCATTGGCGTATGCTTCCGGACCGAACCATGCCGGGAGTAAACACGGTCTACCCGCTGCCATGCATTCCAGCGGCATGAGCCCGAATCCCTCGCCTTTACTCATGGACACGTAACAGTCGATTGACTGATACCATCCAGCAAGATCTTCCTTCGGCCATTCACCTTCGTCCCTAATGATTCGCTTATCGCTCCATGACGGCATCGGATCTCTTGGGTAACATTTAATCCTCAGCTCGACATCCTCATTGCCTTTAGGAAATGCCTTGATGAATGCGTCAACCACTTCGTCAAAACCTTTCCTTGGCCAACCGTGCCGGGAGATGCCACTCGTTCCGAAGACGATCTTGTCTCGCATGGAAAACGGTGCGGGCCGAAACACTTTTGTGTCCACTCCAAACGGAACCGGATGCTGGGGAACGTTGACCCCTTGAGCAGAGAAGGTCGCTATGTTGGGTAGCGATGGAACAATGACAGCTCGGCACGAGTTGAGATGTCTAATCCACGCTTGAGGAATTCTCGTGGTCTCCCACATTGTGCTGTAGATAGTCCGATCCGGATCATCCGGCACTTGTTTGGGAGGGTGAATGATGAGGGTAGGAGCATCCCACTTCGGTTGTCTCGAAATGAGACGCTCATACCGCTCGTCCAATACACGTGACCACGCGTCTTGATTATACGGGACCACACAGAGATCCCATCCTCGTTTTAACAGACCATCGATAATGATCCTTGAGTGAAAGTCGTAACTTGAGCTGTCGCCAAGTTGACCTCTGATTATTAACCGATTGCTCACGGTTTCTTTAGTTCCTCTGAAATGTTTGAGTATCGAAGACATCGTCCTCCTCTGGGGTAGTAGCTAACTCTTCAAGTTGATCGTCCATTGTCAGATCCAGTTCCGAGGCGACCGAAATTTCCCCTTGAGTGGCATCCAAGATGTCGACCGATTTGTCGACCGTTATGGACCCGTCCTCAGCCTCTTCAAGCGTTAACGTAATTTTAATCAATGGACTCCTTTACCGTTGGTGTTGAGCTGTCTTCAACCTTTTGCTTACCCTTTCTTTGCCATGCGGGTGTCTTTCGGCCCGCTCTGCCTTGCAGTCTTCTGGGTAATGCATTCCATTTTGCGGCATCGCGATCGTTCTTTGGACCCGTCATGCGGCACCGTGGATTCTTACACTCAACACGCCCCTTGAGTGCGACCCGAGCAATCGACCCGCACGCTACACAATTTTTAGCTTCGTATTTCATCGTTTTCCGTAGTTATCTCCTCGTCTGCATTTAATGCAAAAACTCTGTCTACCGTCCTTACTGGCGGCACGTTTATGATAATGGATCATCTGCTTTATTCTCCCGCATAGACCACACGCTTTCCTTATGGACCTCACCCTCATGAGCGGTCTGTTACCAGTAAGCAGATAAAGAAACCGAACATGAACCCCATGCAGCAGCCCATGAAGAAGATCGTCATTGGTTCCATTTTTCGTCTTTCCGTAGATTTTCAATAGCCTCCAGCATTCTGTCTTTTGGTCCCTTGGAATTTTGCGCTCGTGGCAAGTAACAGAGGATGCTCCTACACACCTTGATCAGTGCCTTGACCTTTTCTTCACGCTCGTCAGTCATCCAATATTATGTAGTTCACGTTGACTAGCCCGAGATCCGGATCGGCTAGTTTCTCAAATGCTCCCCGGCTCAGATCCAGCTCGCGACCGTCAACAAATGGTCCACGGTCAGTTACTGTCACCACCACATGCCGGGTGGGAGTGAAGACCATCAGTTTGGTTCCGAAGGACAGCTCTCGGTGCGCGCACGTCATATTTTCCGGGAGGAAGGGGCGGCCATTCGCCATCAAATTATTTCGGTAATCCTCGCCATACCACGAAGCGACGAGCAGACAGATAAGGGGAATTTTCATAGGCAAAAACAATGTGAATTTAAAAAAGGGGGTGGGGGTGTTGCGTTGTGATAGCTCAGATGGGGACCGACCCCTCCCTACCACCCCCATCGTCACTGATCTGTTCTGCATCAATGACTTGCGAGTCCGAAACAACTGACGAGGTATCAGCAGTCTTAACTGAATCAAGCTTTAATCGTTCCCGGTGAAGGGTCTCAAGCAACTGATTAGGACCGTGTGTGTGAGCGTGAGTCATCTGACCATCTACCCTTTTCGTCTGGGCAAAGTCCTTTGGGAATCTCCTTTCCAGTAGGTATTCTGCTGTCCTTGGGTTCTTATCTACATGCCTCCACAAAGCGTTGATCAACACTGCTTGACAGAGGTTCTTCGAGATGTCACACGCCTCATCGAAGTCTTTATGCTTTGCTCTCCATTTACTGAGAGTTGTTCCAGTCACACCAACAATTGCAGCGGCACTTTCTTGAGTGTGTCCTTGAGCAAGAAGACGCATGACAGCCATGACTGATTCCTTGTTGTATTTTGAGTTGCTGGGAATGCCGCTCTTGCTCTTCTCAATAGCACTCTTTGGACAGCACGCTTGAATCCTTGATTCATTCTCGGTGATTACCTTGATTGCGGCGTCTTCTGTTGCCTTGAGTTCGTCCTTCTTTGGACGCTTCTTTTGAGCATCCCCTCTTCTCCTTGCTGGTCTCTTGTTCATATATACCCCTAAACGTCCCGAGAATGCGTTCTAAGCACACTTTCAGTGTTCCCTAGTGTCATCATAGCGTTA